TCGCAACGCTGATGTCCATCAAAGACCCGAACCGGCGTAAAGCCTGGGTAGAGGGTTCATGGGACGTGACCAGCGGAGGGCGCTTTGACCATCTATGGAATGAGACGCTTCACGTCATTAAGCCGTTCCGCATACCGGATAGCTGGACCGTTGACCGTTCCCATGACTGGGGGGAGTCGAAACCGTTCTCTAATCTCTGGTGGGCTCGCACGGATGGCACTGTTGCGACGCTGCCGGATGGGCGTCAATTCTGCCCGCCCGCCGGGTCTCTGATTCTGATTGGCGAGTGGTACGGTTGCCCGCCTGACGAACTGAATAAAGGGCTGAACATGTCATCTACCAACGTCGCAAAAGGCGTTGCGTGGATTGATAAGCGGCTAACAGGCCAGGAAGTTGACGAACCTGACGAGATAAAACTCGATGGCGTCACTCAGGGACAACTCAACATTATGCCTGGTCTCTGCAAAAAGGTTGTTCCCGGACCGGCCGATAGCGCGATCTACAACACTGGCGATGATGAACTTTCAATCGCTCAGAAAATGGAAGTGCAGGGCGTTAAATGGGTTGAGGCCAACAAAAAGCCCGGCTCTCGCGTTAATGGCGCCGCATTGTTCGCCGACATGCTGGAGGCGGTTGTTGAAGGCAAAAAACTGGAATCCGGGATACCAGAAAAACCCGCGTTTTACGTGTTTGACTACTGTCGAGGCTGGATAAGCCGTGTACCGGTGCTCGTTCGCGACAGTAAGAACCCTGACGATGTAGACACCCAGCAGGAAGACCACGACTGGGATGGTACGCGCTACGCCGTACTGCATTCACCGCCGAAGAAAGTCGGTAAAGTCACCAACCTACGGATCTAACTCCATGCCTGATATTTCAACACCCAATCTGGACTATGGGAACATGGTGCAGGCGTGGGATATTAACGACGCCCTGATGGGCGGCACGCTGTACATGCGCCAGTTGGGTGAGGAATATCTTCCTCGCTGGCCGAAAGAAGACAAAGAAGATTACAAAAAGCGCCTGGCGGTGGCCACGTTACTCCCTGCGTATGAAGAGACGATCAACCAGAATGTTGGACGCGTATTTGCTGAGCCCATCCAACTGGGCGAGAACGTCCCATATCAGCTGCGCGAGTTCTCGAAGAACGTGGATCTGGAAGGTAGTCGCCTCGATGTATGGGCGCAGGCATTCTTCAGCCTGGCGATGCAGTACGGTCTTTCGCATGCGCTGGTGGATTATCCCCGGGTAGACGCCGAACAGGTGAAAACCAAGGCGGATGAAAAGGCCACCGGCGCGCGGCCATACGTCACCATGCTGAATCCCCGGCAGGTGATTGGCTGGAAGTCGAAAATGGTCGGCGGCAAGGTGCAGCTTACTGCGCTGCGCATCAAAGAGGTCGTGGTTGAAGATGGCGACGACTTCGGGCAAACGAAGGTTGAGCAGATTCGCTTGCTGACACCTGGACAGGTGCAGATTTACCGCAAGGCCACTGGTGCCGAAGGCCAGGCGAACTGGTTGCTACACGAAGAGTGGCAGACCTCTAGGCAGGATATCACGCTGGTCACGCTTTACACCAAGCGCACCGGATTCATGTGTGGTTCTCCTCCGCTGCTCAATATGGCGATGCTGAACGTTAAGCACTGGCAGAGTCAGAGCGAGCAGGACAACATCCTACACGTAGCGCGCGTCCCACTGCTCACGGTATTCGGGCTGGAGCAGGGTCAGGAACTGGTGATTGGCTCATCCTCTGCGACTCAGTTCTCCGATCGACAGAAGCAGGGGCTTGAATATGTCGAACACACTGGAACGTCAATCAGTGCCGGTAAAGAGTCGCTAACCGACCTGGTGGAGCAGATGCGACAGGCGGGTGCGAAGCTGCTGCGTACCGACAATACCTCGACCAAGTCTGTTGACCAGACATCAGAAGAGAAAATGCAGGAGCAGTCGCCGCTCTACACCATGGCAACCAGCCTGGAAGATGCGATCGACAACATCCTGCAAATCATGGCTGAGTACATCGGCGAATCCGAAGGTGGCAATGTCGATGTCCGCACCGAACTGGATGTTGAGTCGAAAGAGTTCAATCCTCCAGCGGCTCTGGCAATTCAGTCGTTACGTCAGGGCGGCGACCTTCGCCGTATTGATGCGATTAGGGCTCTGCAGAAGCTTAATCTGATTGATGCAGACGCGGACCCGGAGAAGGTTCTGGACGAGTTACTGGCTGAATCATCCTCTCTGGATGCCAGAACGATAGACGAGGTGTGACATGGCCCGCTCCGTTAACGACCGCCTGCAGGATGAGACGATAGCGCACGGGTTGTACGTGAACCGCTACGGCACGGGCGTCGCCCGGCGCATGGTGGCGTTGCTGAACAGGCTTGATGCTGACCTGGCTGCCAAACTACTGGTGCTGCTGGACGGTAAGCGAGCTGATACGTACAGCGCTCGCCGCCTGGCATCACTGCTGGTGGGTGTGCGTGACCTCAACCAGCAGGCCTATGAACCGGTCAATGATGCACTGGCGCGCGAACTGACGCGCTACGTTGAGTATGAGGCCGGGTATCAACTGGATCTGTTCAGCAGCATCATCCCGAAGCAGATCCTCAAACATGTACCGCTCCAGAGCATTGCACCTGCGCAAGTTTACGCCGCAGCAGTGGCACAGCCATTTCAGGGGCGCTTACTGAAGGAATGGGGCCAGAAGCTTGAGACTGACCGGCTGGACAAAATCACCAACGCCGTTCGCTCTGGCTTCCTGCAGGGTGAAACGGTAGAGCAGATTGTCCGTCGCGTTGCTGGCACACCGCAGCGCAATCGCGAGGATGGGGTAATCAACACCTCTCGCCGTGACCTGGCTGTAGTGACGCGCACGGCGGTGAACCACATGGCCGCCTCGGCCCGCCAGGACTTCGCTCAGGCAAACAGCGACATCGTAAAGGCCAAACAGTGGTCCTCCACGCTCGATACCAATACGAGCCAGTGGTGTATTATCCGCGACCGCAAACTATACACCCTCGACGGCAAGCCGCTGGGGCATGTTGTTCCGTACCTGCGCGGGCCCGGCAAAATCCACTTCTGTTGTCGCTCGGGCGAAATCCTGATCACCAAATCATGGGAAGAGTTGCAGATATCCTCTGGCGAACTGAGCAGCGCCACACGTGCTTCTATGGACGGGCAGGTACCAGCTAATACCAGTTATGCTGAATGGCTTACCCGACAGCCGTACGCGCGACAGGAGCAGGTACTGGGCGTTACCCGCGCGATGATGCTGCGTGACGGTAAAATCACGGTGCCGGAGATGTTCAATGATGCCGGGGAATTCCTGACCCTGGACGAACTGCGCCGCGTGGATGCATCGGCGTTTGAGGAATAGCGTATGCGTAACGAAGATTTTCACTGTGTGGGCGATGGTCGCGGCAAGCGCCGGGTGTTTGTTAATGGCAATGAAATTAAGCGCTGTGTATGGGCAGATGTGAAACGTGGCATTGCATGTTTCCTCCCACACCCACTGCGGGTCCACAAACGAAAACGGGAAGAAGTATATACCCGCAAACTGCGCGGCGTAATAACCGTAGAATTTCTCTAATAGGCTGCCTCCGGGCAGCTTTTTTTATGCCTGCCGCTGAGCGGATGCGACGCGGTGACCGGGTCGGATGACCTATTACCAATGGCCGGAAGGCTGGAGCAAAACAATGAAACTCAAACTCGATGCTAACGGCAATGTGGTCGTTGAAAACGGTATGCCCGTGTACGTCCATGACGACGGCAAAGAAATCCCGTTCGACGCGGTCGCAGCGATGACCAAAATCACCTCACTAAACGGTGAAGCCAAAACTCACCGCGAGGCGAAGGAAGCGGCGGAAGCCGGTCTCGCCAAATTCGCGGGTATCACCGACCCGACCAAGGCGCTCGAAGCCCTGGAGATGATGACCAAAATCGACCAGAAGAAACTGATTGATGCTGGCGCCGTTGACCAGGTAAAGGCCGAGATCACCAAGGTTTACCAGCAGCAACTGGACGAAGTGAACGGCAAAAATCAGGCGCTGGAAACTCAGCTCTATGACGAGATGATCGGCGGACGCTTCGGAGGTTCGAAGTTTATCTCCGAGAAGATGGCGATCCCGGCTGAGTTCGTGCGTTCCTACTTCGGTCAGAACTTCAAAATCGAAGACGGTAAGGTCGTGGCCTACGACGGGCAGGGAAACAAAGTGTTCTCCCGTACTAAGCCCGGCGAATTGGCAGACTTCGACGAAGCACTGGAATCTCTGGTCGAGTTGCATCCGCAGAAAGACTACATCCTCAAAGCGTCCGGCAACAGCGGCGGTGGCTCCCACCAGTCGCAGCATCAGGCCGGGCAAAAAACCATGAAACGCGGTGCGTTTGATTCTCTTGATAACTCTGGCAAGCAAGCAGCGCTGAAAGACGGCGTCAGCATCGTCGATTAATCGAGCCAAGCCCATGTTTTTCGGGTTTTGATGTTGTGGATGGTTCTTGCTGATACGCCATAGGCATCAGCCAGTTGGCGCTGTGTGTGGCTGTTGAGCATGAGTCTTATCTCTCGCACCTGATCAACCATAAGCTTGTGGTTCCATTGCGCCTCTCCACGGTTTGATGTCCCGTGAATAACTCGGTCACCCTGGTTTTCCTCTGGCGTTGCCCAATAAAGATGTTTTGGATTAACGCAGCCATCATGACCTTTTCCGCATGTGTGTGCTGATTCATGTCGATCCGTTGGCGGTTCTCCATGAGCGGCAATACACATTGCCCTTGATGCGGTTAGCAGTTTTTCAGTGCCCGCCTCATGAATGCGGCCATATCCATCCTTTTTATTGCGATGAAACGGCCATATTAGACAGTCATCCTCAGCATAGAGCTTGTACTGCTCGATGAAATCCTTAGCGGGTGATGGTACTGACCTGATCTCGAGAGGATCACCAAATCGTTTAAATCTCTGGTAGTGCATTGAGCAGTAGCCGCACTTGCCACCATTGACGCGATTGGCGCTCCGCTCACAATCACTTACGAGGCATTTTTTGAACTCAAAAGGTTTTGAAATTTTTTTGTAAGCAAGGGCGTTGCCATGAATGCGCATACGCTGGTAATGCGCAGAACAATATCCATTACGACCGTGAGATTTGGAGCTTGCGTCCCGATCGCAACCATCAATCAAGCATTTTTTCATTTTTGAATACCATTAATAACTAGTTTAATCCCTAGCTTATCCTCGGATGGGGTGCAGCGCAAGCTCTGGAAAGAGCAATACATATCTCATTAATTTTCATGGAAAATATCTTATGAATACTTTAACTGGTCTGATCCCGACCATCTATACCGCGTTGGACGTAGTGTCCCGCGAGCAAACTGGTTTTATTCCTGCGGTGGCGCGTGACGCGAAAGCGGATGCTGCTGCAAAAGACCAGACCGTACGTGCGCCAGTCGCACCTGCAGCCACCACGGAAGATATTGTCCCTGGTCCTTCAGCGCCTAATTCTGGCGACCAGACCATCGGTGGTGTGGATGTCAAAATCACCAAATCCAAAATGGCCCCGGTGAAATGGAATGGTGAAGAGCAATTGGCTCTGGGCCCGGCTGGTACCTACAACACCATCCTGGCTGACCAGTTCAAACAGGCTTTCCGCGCGCTGGCGAACGAAGTGGATGCAGACCTCGCCGCGCTGTACCTCAACTCCTCCCGCGCTGTTGGCGCGCCGAAGAATACCCCGTTCAGCATCAAAGACGATCTGACAGATGCTGCGTTGGCGCGTCAAATCCTGACCGATAACGGTGCGCCGACTACCGATTTGCGTATGGTGCTGGGTGGCGAAGCGATGGCATCCATCCGTGGTAAACAGGCTGTCCTCTTCAAAGCGAACGAAGCGGGAACCGACCAGCTGCTGCGTGAAGGTGTTATCGGTCGCATCATGGGCTTCAACCTCCACGAATCCTTCAGCATCAAGCGTACCGCGAAAAGCGCTGCTGCTGGCTATAAGGTCAATGGCGCGAAGAAAGAGGGCGATATCATCATCGCTATCTCTGCCGGTACCGGCGGTATCGCTGCAGGTACTGCGGTGAAGTTCGCCGGTGATGACAATCAGTATCTGGTCGTTGCGGCTACGTCTTCCACTATCACTATTAGCGCGCCGGGCCTCCGTCAGGATCTGGCAGATCAGGCTGATGTCACCGTGTTGAGCGAATTCGTACCGAACATGGCGTTTGACCGCGGGGCATTCCTGCTGGCCAGCCGTACCCCGGCGATGCCTGAAGGTGGCGATACTGCTGATGACGTCATGAATGTGACCGACCCGGTATCTGGCATCACTTTCCAGGTGGCGCTGTACCGCCAGTACCGTCAGGTGCGTTATGAAGTGGGGCTGGCATGGGGTGTGGCTGCTGTGGCGCCACGTCATTCCGCCATCATCATGGGTTAACCCAGGGGGCTTCGGCCCCTTTGTTTTTCAGGAGGCCCAATGGCCGGATTAACCAAAGAGCAGCGCTCTCAGCGTGAAGCGGAAAAGCTTACAGCTCAGCAGGCCGCTGATAAAAATCCTGCCCAGCAGGAACAGCAGCAGGAACAGCAGCAGGAACAGCCTGGTATTGAACTGGTGGTCATGGTGCGCGATGCCCCGGAGTTCCCCGGCGGCCCGCTGAGTGCCGATGTTCACCCTGACGAAGTCAATAACTGGCTGGCGCTGGACTGGCGTCTGGAGGACTAACCATGCTGGTTGCCGATCCCAACTCTCCAGGCTTCAACAGCTACGCCAGCGTCATTGACCTGCGCGCGTTCGCGGCGGGGCGCGGGTATACCGTTCCTACCGATGACGGTGAGTGCGGCCAGATACTGATGCAGGCGATGGACTATCTGGAAGGGCAGCAATGGCGTGGCCAGCGCTCCAGCGCAACTCAGTCGCTGTCCTGGCCTCGCTCTGGCGTTCGTTTTGATGGCGTTGACCTGCCGGATGACAGCATCCCGCAGCGCCTGGTTGATGCGCAGTGCCGGCTGGCTATCGAATCGCAGGAGATTGACCTTACACCATCGGTTGCTGGTGGTGGTGCGGTGACGATGGAGCGCGTCGAGGGCGCCGTGACAGTTCAGTACGAACCGGGCACGAACAAGACTGCGCCGTCGTTCCCCTGGTTTTATTCCTCGCTGCGCGGGCTGGTGGTGGGCGGCAATCAAATCCGCATAGAAAGGGGATGATATGGCAATCGACTACCGCCGCATGCGCGCTACGGCAACGCGGCTCCTGAAGGATAACGGCAAATCCTACCAACTGACCCGAGGCGGTACCACCACCCGCGATCAGTACGGGAAAGAGGTTACCACCGAGCCTGTTATCGCGACCGTTACCGGCGTTATCACTGAATACTCCACTCGTGAAATCGACGGCTCCCTGATCGCCACCGGCGATAAGAAACTGGCGGCCACGTTCGAAACGGAAGTGCGCATTGATGACCGCATCGAAATCGACGGCAAAAAATGGCGCGTGGTGCAGCCGAATCCGGTTAAACCTGCCGATGTGCTGATCTCCTACAACATTCAGCTGAGGGCGTAACTATGGCCGGTTCTGTTAATCAGCCGTTCCTGGCTGCCATTCAGTTGTTCGTGGATAGCTCTAAGCAGGAGATGGATGAGGTAGTACGTCGAACGAGTATTAAAATCCTCGGGCGCTTGGTCGAAATGTCCCCGGTGGGCCAACCGGATGTCTGGCAGGTCAACCAGACTGCGACGGCGTACAACACTGCAGTGCGGGAGCATAACGCGACCCTGCGTGATGACCCGGCCAATCTGACCAATTCAGGACGGCTCAAGCGCGGACTGCGTGTTAATGACTCGATGGACATCAAAAAGCCTGAGGGTTATGTCGGTGGGCGGTTCAAGAACAACTGGTATGTTGGGTTCGATAGCCAGCCAACAGAGACGAACGATACCCCGGACGCTTCGGGGCAGGGTTCAAACTCCCGCGGTCTGGCGGTGCTTGAGGTGTTCAGAGTAGGGCAAGTGAGCACGATTTACTTCACTAACAACCTGCCATATGCCCAGGCACTGGAGAACGGACATTCAAACCAGGCGCCCGGCGGTATGGTCGGGTTGACCGCATTGGATGCAGCCCAATATTTCCGCGAGGCAATGAACGAGGTGCGCAATGGCCGGTGACCAGTCCATGCGAATTGCTGAATTGCTGGAGAGCCGGGTGGCGATTATCGCTGAGTCGCTAGGATTGCCGATCGCCTGGCCTAACATCGCTTTTACCCCGCCTGATGATGCCCCTTACGGGCGCGTTTATGTCTTACCTGCGCAAACCGTGGGGCAGGACCTGGAAGGTCAGTTGCGTACATACCAGGGCATTCTCCAGCTCAATATCATTGCACCAGCAGGTAGCGGCGTGACTCTGGCCAGAGGGCTGACAAAATCGGTCGCAGATGCTTTTCCCGAAGGGCTGCCGCTGGTGGATGGTGACCTGACCGTTTATATCAATGGCCCGCCGCAGGTGCGCCAACCTATACAGGATCGCCCCACATCATCACCCAACGGCACTACCGGCTCTATCACCTACACCACCCCTGTCAGCATGCAGTACCGCGCTGATTACTGACCCGCCGCTCGGCGGG